TCAAGTACACTTTATCTCCGGAGACATAGGATACCAGAGAATAGTGAGCAATTGGGTTCCCAATATCGGATGATAGTTCACAAACAACTCGAAGCCTTGTTCCAGACAATAAGGGATAAAAGTGCGCGGGTCTCTAGCGGAGACAACTGAGCAATGCACACCGCGCTTTTGCGCATATTGGACAATAAGACTGTTAAAGCATAGCGGCAGCCCGTCCTTACCTGGGGCGGAGACTTGAGATGTAATATCTTTCAGATTGCTTGGCCGAATTTTGTAATGCTCAAACAGCATGGCGAGGCAAGCTGCGCCGCAGTTACGCCCCCGGTCAGACTGCCTGCGATGGGGTAGAACGCGAGGAACGATCATAATAATTCACCTCCTTTCCCTTTCAGTGTAGCACGGGAGGGGGCGAGAAGCAAGTAAGAATCCACCTCACCATAGTATGGAAAGAAAGGGGGAAGATCAATGGGAATCGTAGGGCCGATGGGCGTATACGGGGTTGCGAATGACACAGACCTGACGCAGCACCTTGTTGCAGAGCTACGCAAGGCGATGGACGCCAAGAGCGCAGCGCAGCGGGACGCAAACGGAAACAGGTATGTGCCGGTGGACTACTTCGTGGTATGGCAGACCGTGGAGCTACTTGAGCGCCGCTTACTGCCGGCAGACCAGCAGCGCCACAATGGCATCACGGATGTCACTTGATATCCCTGCTGTATCGCACATGAGACACAGAGCGGCGTCCAGCGACATTTCATCGGTAAGCAGTGAAAGCTGCAATGCGGACTGCCACAGCTCCGGGTGATCCCAGAACATGGGAAACAGCTCATTGGCGATGGCGCGGTTCATACGGCGGTCATAACAGTCGACGCGCAAATGGGACAGGTTCTGCGCGACGAATTGGCGCAGGGGCTGCCCGTCAAGTTCCAGCCGGTCTTGCCGGGAGTTGGCGATGTAGTCAGGAAAAGAGGCGTATATGCCGCGACATGGCCACAGAGGGGCATCCTCCCGGTGTTCATAGACCCATGACAAAGCACACCATGACATGACCTCGCACAGCGTTTCCGACAGCCAACGATAGGCACTGCACACGGGCTTATGGATCACGAAGTGGCACAGCTCATGGGCGAACTGGTAGATATGCTGCTGGGGGTAATTCCCCTCGGTGGACAGGAAAATCAACTGGGCACCGGAAAAGCATTGCGGTGTTTCCGAAGAATTTAGAACAGTCAGGCGCGGGTATTGGCGGAGAATGTCTTTTCCGAAGATGTTTTCAAAGGCAAGGCAAACACCGCCCAGCGTGGCGGACATTGCGAAAGCACAATCGGGCGAAAATCCACCGGATTCTAATGATGCAGCAACAGCCCAGTTCTCATTTGGCGCATAGAAAATTGGATAAAAAATCACAAGAACACCGCCTTTCCTCTCAATTCTACCATGAAAGGACAGACGGCACAAGAAAAACCACCTCACCACAGGAAGGAGAAACCAATGACACCAGTTGAAAAGCTGAACGCGGAGAAAGAACGGGTGATACAGCAGTGCGGCTACTACATCACACCGGCCCGCATGGCAAACCTGATGAAAGCCGCAAGCAAGATCCTCAATCTGCTGGTCACGGCAGATCTGGCCGTGAGCTATGAGGAGTGCCGCATCGTGCTGAAGATCGTGGACGGCGCGATTAGCGAAGCGATTGACCACGAATGAAAACGCCTTACCACAGGAAGGAGATACCAATGATCGAGACATTAACACTGAATCAGACCGCCGCGTATCTGCGGCAGCACGGCCTGAGCATTTCCAATCCGGCGCTGGCCAACGGCATCCAGCAGGGGCAGTATCCGTTCGGCATCTGCATCGTCAGCGCGGAGGGCTGCCGGTCGTTCCAGATTTTCAAGACGCTGCTGGACAAATGGATCGCAGAAAGGACGGTGTGCGCATGATCGCCTACATCATGATCTATATCGGGGCGCTGACCGTGGCCGTGAAGTTCATGCGTTTCATCGACCGGCTGGAAGGGCGGCGGTGATGAACAGTGGAGACATATCTTGAATTTCTCCGCTCCAAGATCGTGCTGGCCAGTGAGACAGGCTTTACGCTGCCGCCGGAGGAGATCAACCCGGCGCTGAAGCCGCACCAGCGGGACGCTGTTTTATGGGCGCTGCGGGGCGGCAGGCGGGCGCTGTTTGAGAGCTTCGGTCTCGGCAAGACCGTGCAGGAGCTGGAGTTCTGCCATCAAGCGGTGCGCCACGAGGGCGGCAAAGCGCTGATCGTGCTGCCGCTGGGTGTCCGGCAGGAGTTCACGCGGGACGCGGTGGAGCTGCTGCATTACGCGGCGCCGGAGTACATCACCAGCATGGCGGAAGCGGACAGCGGCGCCGGAGATATCTTAATGACCAACTATGAGCGAGTGCGGGACGGGGACATAGATCCCACGCGGTTTACGGCCGTGGCGCTGGATGAAGCGTCGGTGCTGCGTTCCTTTGGCAGCAAGACCTACCAGACGTTTCTGCCGAAATTTCAGGGCGTGAAGTACAAGCTGGTTTCTACGGCTACCCCATCGCCCAACCGGTACAAGGAGCTGATCCACTACGCCGGGTATCTTGAGATCATGGACACGGGACAGGCCCTGACGCGGTTTTTCCAGCGGGACAGCACCAAGGCCAACAACCTGACGCTGTACCCCCACAAGGAGGACGAATTCTGGCTGTGGGTGTCGAGCTGGGCGCTGTTCATCGGGAAGCCCTCTGACCTGGGCTATGACGACACCGGCTATGCGCTGCCGCCGCTGGATGTGCGGACGCACATCGTGCGGGGCCGGTATGGCGAGGACGCCGACCGGGACGGTCAGTTCAAGCTGATGCACGACGCGGCGGTATCGCTGGCGGAAGCGTCACGGGAAAAGCGGGAGAGCATTGACGCTCGTGTGGCCGTGGCGAAAGATATCGTGGACAGTGATCCGGAAGCGCACTTTATCCTGTGGCACGATCTGGAGGCGGAGCGGCACGCCATCTGTAAGGCCCTGCCGGACACCGTGGACATCTACGGCAGCATGGACTATGCCGAACGGGAGAAGCGGGTGATCGACTTCTCGGAGGGCCGCTGCCGGCTGTTTGCCACCAAAAAGAGCTTGAGCGGCAGCGGGTGCAACTTCCAGCGCCATTGCCACAGGGCGATTTTCGTCGGTATCGACTATGAATTTAACGATTTCATTCAGGCGGTACACCGCATTTACCGTTTCCTCCAGACGGAGCAGGTGGTGATCGACATTATTTACACGGCGGCGGAAGATCCCATTTACCGTGTGCTGATGGAGAAATGGAAGCAGCACGAGTACCTGCAAGGCAAGATGCGGGAGATCGTGCGGAAATACGGCTTGAGCGGTTCCGCCCAAACGGAGCGCATGGCCAGAAGCATAGGAGTGGAGCGCGTGGAAGTGAAAGGCAAAAATTACACGCTGGTGAATAACGACTGCGTGGAGGAAACGGCAAGGATGGCCGAAAACAGCGTGGACATGATCCTGACCTCCATCCCGTTTTCCAACCATTACGAATACACCCCCAGCTATAACGACTTCGGCCACAACGAGGATACCCGCCGGTTCTTTGAGCAGATGGACTATCTCAGTCCTAACCTGCTGCGGGTGCTGAAGCCGGGGCGCGTGTTCTGCTGCCACGTCAAGGATCGGGTGCTGTTCGGCAACGCCACCGGCATGGGGATGCCTACCATGGAGCCATTCCACGCCATGTGCATCCGGCACTATATGCAGCACGGCTTTGCCTATTTCGGCATGATTACCGTGGTGACGGATGTGGTGCGGGAGAACAACCAGACGTACCGGCTGGGCTGGACGGAGCAGTGCAAGGACGGTTCCAAGATGGGTGTCGGTTGTCCGGAATATATCCTTTTGTTCCGGAAGCTGCCCACCGACCGGAGCAAAGCCTACGCCGACGAGCCGGTACATAAGACCAAAGAGGAGTACACCCGCGCCCAGTGGCAGATAGACGCTCACGGGTATTGGCGCTCCTCCGGCGACCGACTGGTGACGAAAGAGGAGATCATGGACATGGACACCGGCAAGATCCAGGCGGCCTACCGCAAGTACAGCCGAGGCACGGTGTATGACTACGCCGAACATGTCCGCATGGCGAAGGAGTTGGACGAAAACGGGAAGCTGCCCGCCACCTTCATGGTGGTGGCTCCCGGAAGCTGGACGGATGAGGTATGGGACGACATTAACCGGATGCGCACCCTGAATACCACCCAGAGCCAGCGCCGCCAGCAGCTCCACGTCTGCCCTCTCCAGCTGGATATCGTAGACCGCTGCATCAACCGGTACAGCAACCCCGGCGACCTTGTGTATGATCCCTTCGGCGGGATCGGCACGGTGCCGCTGGAGGCGGTCAAATCGGGGCGAAGGGGTCTTGCCTGCGAGCTGAACAACGGATATTTCCGTGACGCTGTGGGCTACCTTCAGGAGTTCGAGCGGGAGGACATGAACATCTCCCTGTTCGACCTGATGGGGGAGGTGCCGGGATGAGCGTAAAGCGGAAGGTCGTGGACAAGCGGCTGACGCTGTTCCGCACCTGCGGCATCTGTGGGAAGAGCTTTACCACAACGGCGGATACGCCGTGGGTGCGCCAGGTGCCGCGAGACGGGAAACGGCAGGTCGCCACCTACTACTGCTCCACGACCTGTTATCAGGCCAGCTACAAGTACAAGGGATGGTATGACGGGAAAACCGAGGAGCGCCGCCGGGAGCGGGAGAAAAAGCGTCCTGACCGGTCGGCATATAACCGCCAATGGCGAGACAAAAACCGCGACCATGTACGGGAATACAACCGCGAGTATCAGCGCCAGTACCGGCTTACAGACCCGGAGGGCTACAAGGCGGACAAGCAGTACCAGTACAAAAAAGCCCGCCTGAAGGCGAAACAGGGAGTGGTGGTATGAGCGTGATGCTGGAACATCAGGTGACACCGCAAAGCCCCTGTACGCCGGACTGCCCGGACAGAAGCGGCGACTGCATGCTGCACTGCTCCCACGGGTACGCCGAGTATCGGGCGGCGCGGGACAAGGTGTATGCCGCACGGGCCGCAGCCGCCGAGGCTTCGCGGGACGCCAGCGCCGGGAGGCGGAAAGCCTCCGCGAAAAAGGCCAGAATGAAGCACAGGCACAAGAGATGAAAAAGCCCCAGCGGAGCTGGCACTCCGTCGGGGCGGGCAAAACCCTTGAAAAAGATTTTACAGGAACAGTTTACCGCCCTTTGGGGCGGATGTCAAGAAAAGAGGTTTGAAATGGCACAGATTAAGATAGACCCGGACGCATTGCGCGAATGGGAGGAATCCCGTCCGGAGAGTCGAAAGGAACTGGCGGAATCCATCGGACGCACGACCAGCGTGTTTAGTAACGCCTACGCCCGTGGCGAAATGAATGAGGTTGTCCTTTCGTTTTTGTGTAAGACCTTCGGCTTGCCGGAGGACGCTTTTCTGCCTAAAGAAAAGACGGTTGTCGTTCAGGGGGGGGCATCGACCTACCATCTGACCTTATCTGTGCATCCGGACAGGCTTCGGCTGGGCGTCTCCTTTGGCGAGGAGGAGATGGTGTATGCCTGGGCAAAGATCTTCGGCGACACGGAGCTGGATCTGATCAAGTCCATCAGCTACGCGGCGCACATGTGCTATAAGTTCGCGGAGCAAAAGACGCTGAAAGGATAAGTCAATCATGTACCGATGCAATGCGACCGGGCGGGAATTCGAGGAACCCCGGTATGATCCCGATTTTTGGGACAAAGGCCACGGGGCGAAGGTGTGTCCCTGCTGCGGCGACACCGACTTTGAAGAGGTCTATCCCTGCGATATCTGCGACAGCTATTCCAGCTGGGATGAATGCGGTTTTGTAGAGCACTACCAGACATGGTATCTCTGCCCGGACTGTCGGAGGATCGCCATCATCAACCTGTTTGAAAAAGGCGCTCAGGAGTTGGGCGACACGGAAGGGGCTTGGCTGGACGATGTGCTGGACGGCAACAGCTGGGCGGATTTGAAGAAAATTTATGAGGAGGCAAAGAAAAATGGCACTGTTACCCTTTGAAGAACTGATTAAGGTCGATGTACGGCCTTTCTGCGAGACGCGGAAGGCCAAGGACGACAACGGAAACGTGGTGGATATCCCCTATCTGAATTGGGCCAAGTGCGTGAAGCTGCTGCACGAGCATGGCGCAAAGGACGTATGGTTCACGCCCCGCGTCTGCCCGGAGACGAAAACCTATCTATGGCCGCAAGCGGACGTGACCACCCGGAAGGGCTACAAGACGCAATGCTGGTTCGTCAGCGTGGAGATCCATATTGACGAGCTGGTGTTCAACATGGACACGCCGCTGCTGAACGGGGCGCTGGTGGTCTATGAGGACACGCTGAACCAGCTGCGTATTTCCAACGCGCAGGCCCGCGCCTTCGTGAAGGGTGTGGGCCTGCGGACGGGGCTGGGCTTCGACCTGTGGGCCGAGAGCGGCGACGGGGACGACGGCGAGGACGATCTGAGCCGCCACAGCATCTGGGCCATCCGGGAGCGGCTGGAGCGGGCCATTACCGCCAAGGAAAAGGCGGGGCTGGATCACAAAGACCTGCTGGCCGCCCTGCGGATCAACGACAAGCAGCTGAACCAGCTGATGGGCTACTTCGCCAAGCTGGACGGCCTTGAGAAAGCGGTGAGCAAGCTGTGATCCACGATCAGGACAGGAGCGGGTGGTTCGGGGCATCGGACACGGCCACCATCATGGGATCGTGGGAGACGGAGACGTTCCGAAAGTGGTGGGCGGTGAAGCTGGGCATCCGGCAGGATCACTACACCAACGCCGCCATGCAGGCGGGCACGGCCTATGAACACAAGATTCTGGACGCGATGGGGGTAAAGACCCGCGACCGCCAGATCAAGGTTTACGCCCTGCGGCTGCGGGTGAACTACGACGGGGACGATGCCCAGACCGTTACGGAGGTCAAGACCTACAGCAAGGCTCCCTTCAAGGTGAGCCGCGCCTACTGGATGCAGTGTCAGGTGGAGATGTTCGCCAGTGGGTGGGGCCTGCGGCGGCGGAAGATGTGCCGGATCGCGGCCTATCCGGTCGGCGAGGCGGAGAAGCAGAACTTCTTCTTGCCTGTCGATCCCGGCAGGATCAGCCTGTGGCCCATCGAGTACGACGAGACGTGGGTGGAGGAGAAATACCTGCCCCGGCTGCGGTATCTGGCCACGTGCCTGAAAACAGGCCGGTGGCCCCGAAAGGAGGAAGTGCCATGCAGCAGGTGACGGTGGACGCCGCCCGGTGGCTGCGGGACGGCGACGGGTCGTGGCTGGCCTTCCGGGTGGGCAGCGACAAGACGGCCATGAACGTATGCGACAGCCTGAAAGCCGGGAAGGAATACAACCTGACGTTGAAGCGTAAGGGCCGCAGTCTGGACGCCAACGCCTATTTCTGGGTGCTGGTGAATCGGCTGGCGGACAAGCTGAAGATCGAGCCGGAGGGCATCTACCGGGCGTATATCCCCGATATCGGCGGCGGCTATGAGGTGGTGCCGGTACGGGAGGATCGCATTGACGCATGGGAAAAGGTCTGGTGCAGCGGCCATATTGGCCGGATGATCGAGGACATGGGGCCGTGCCGCAACATCAAGGGCTATCACAATGTCCGGTCTTACCTATCTTCCAGCGATTACGACACGGCTCAGATGTCACAGCTCATTGAGTTGGTGGTGGCGGACTGCAAACAAAATGGCATCGAAACTATGACGCCCAGAGAGCTGGACGCGCTTGTGTCCCGCTGGGGTGAGGTGAGCGTATGAGCACAGCAAAAATCTATACCGCCCACGGGAAGTCTCTGACCATGCGGCAATGGGCGAAGGAACTGAATCTGCCGCAAAAGACGCTACGGAATCGGCTGGACAGGGGGTGGACGCCGGAAGCGACCTTCACACCGGGAAAGCAACTGCACCGGGGCGGCACAACAGGTTCGCGCCGCACTGACCACACAGGAGAGCGGCACGGGATGCTGGTGGTCGACCACTGCCTCGGATCGGGGCCGGATGGGCCGAAATGGCTCTGCGTGTGCGACTGCGGCAAGACGCGGGTGGTACTGGCGCGGAATCTGAGAGGCGCATACAGCTGCGGCTGTAAGGCGAGGAGAAAGGCAGACCGCCGCCCCGGCCATCCACAACCATGTTGGACGTGCCGGAACTACGCCGGAGGGTGCAGTTGGTCGCAGAAGTACCCGGAGCCTGTGAAGGGCTGGGACGCGACCCCCACCACGAAATATCAGGGGAATGCGGGCGAGGTCACATCTTTCGCCATCCATTACTGCCCGGAGTATGTACCTGACGGAACGGAGGTATTGATGAATGGGTGAGAGACGGTGTTATTTCTGCCGCAAAAACGGCAGCGCCGACCCGCTGGAGCGGCACCATGTGTTCGGCGGGAACCACGCCGACCGGAAGAAAAGCGAGAAATACGGCGCTGTTGTCGACCTGTGCGGCAATGCGTGCCACCGGAACGGAGAACACGCCGTCCACCGGGACGGGGACGTGATGCGCCGCCTGCGCCGGGAGTTTCAGGCGAAGATCATGCAGGAACAGGGCTGGACAGAAGCGGAGTTCATCCGGGCGTTCGGCAAGAGCTACTTATAGGAGACCCTATGACACAGTGTGAGAAAATCCTGCGGTATATGCGGGATGTAGGCCCCATTACCCAGCTGGACGCGGCCAGGGAGTTTGGCTGTTACCGGCTGGGCGCGAGAATCTGGGATCTGAAGAAAGCGGGCCACGCCATCCGGAAGCGGATGGTATCAGAGAAAAACAGGTTCGGCGAGAGCGTGAGCTTCGCCGAGTACAGACTGGAGGATAAGAAATGCTGAACAAGATTTTCATCATGGGACGCCTGACCCGTGATCCGGAGCTGCGGCGGACGCAGAACGGTACGGCGGTGGCCGGGTTCGCGCTGGCGGTAGACCGGGACTAAAGGGCTTTTCCAAGGCCGTTGTCACATTTGACGCGTCCAAGGTATCTCCGAAATACGGATCTTCGGTAAGCGGGTTTTCTGTGACCTACGGCGGCTTTACAACGGCGGCGGTGGATAATGCGGCCAAGACGGGAATCCTCTCCGCTACGTCTGCCGTTATCATTGTGAGAGTAACAGACAGCAGAGGGTTCAGCACGACCGAAAACCACACGATCACTTTGCTGGACTACGCGCCGCCCACGATCACGGACATTTCCGTTTTCCGCAGCGACAGCCAGATGCAGCCCAAAAATGACGGCAGATACCTGTGCGCAAAAGGCACGATCAACTACACGGGGCTTAATGGCAAGAACAGCGCGGAGCTGAAAGGCGCATATAAGCAGTCCGGTGCTTCCTCCTATGGCGCGGACGTTTCCATGCAGGGCGGCATACCGAAACTGGTCAACAGCACGGAGGTAAACGATGATAAGAGCTACATCGTCAGGCTGAAGGTAACGGACGCCCTTGGTACGGAGACGGTATACGAGCAGATGGTTCCTACCAAATCCGTGGCTTTCCACCTGAAAGCGGGAGGAACGGGCGCTGCTTTCGGGCAGATTGCTGAGTATGATGATGTGCTGGCAGTGTGGTGGGATATCCACGCGAACGGAAATGTGCAGATACGCGGCAATGTTTCGGCGGGCAACCTGAAAGATGTTGTGATCGAGCAGGGCGAAAGCGGCAGCTGGACATACCGCAAGTGGGCAAGCGGGATCTCGGAAGCATGGTGGCACTCCGGCAGTTTAGGGGCTGTTTCTCTGGAAGAGGTGGAGGACGGCGTGTTCAGTGCGGACAATATCAAAGACGCTTCTGTGGATCTGCCGGATGGCGTTTTTGCCGCTGCGCCGGTCTGCTGTACCGCCAATGCCCTGACCAACACTTACGCGAACGCGCAGGCATGCGCTGTCACCGCTGCCGCCGTGAACTACCGTGTGTGGCAAAGCTACGGCGGCAGCGTGATAATCAACGATGTTCACATCCATTGCATCGGCAAATGGAAAAATTCCGAAGAAGGAGAATGATGACCAATGGCGACATATAACAAGCTTTCCATCGGCTCCAGCGGCGAGGAGGTGCGCAAGCTCCAGAACGCGCTGATGAGCGCGGGCTATGACGTGGGCAGCAGCGGCGCGGACGGCAAGTTCGGCCCGTCCACCAGCGCCGCCGTGAAGAAATATCAGAAGGACATGGGGCTTTCCGTTGACGGTGTTGCCGGGAAAAACACGCAGGGGGCGCTGTATGGGAACAGCGGCAATACCACCGGGAAAAGCACGGTGCCCAGCAGCACAGGCACGGTGCGGCCGACAACGCGCACCACCACGTCCAAAACCCCGACGCTTACCTATGACGCGGCGGGGGATCAGGCGTATCAGGAGGCATTGAAGGCGCTGCTGGAGGCCCAGAAGAACGCCCCCACCTACGCCAACAGCTACGAGGATCAGCTGAAAGACCTGTATGACCGGATCGTGAACCGGGACAAGTTCCGGTATGACATCAATCAGGACGAGCTATACCAGCAGTATGCCAAGCAGTACGCCGAAAAGGGCCGGATGGCCATGATGGACACCATGGGGCAGGCGGCGGCGCTGACGGGCGGCTATGCCAGCACCTACGGGCAGGCGGTGGGCCAGCAGCAGTACGACGCCTATTTGCAGCAGCTGAATGATGTGGTGCCGGAGCTGTACCAGATGGCCTATCAGCAGTATCAGGACGAGGGCGACCGGATGCAGCAGCAGTACGGCATGCTGGGTGATCTGGCAGACGATGAGTACAGCAAGTACCGGGACGCCTACAACCAGTGGCTGACGGAACGTGACTATGCCCAGGGCAACGCGGACACTGCCTATGACCGGGGGTATAACCAGTGGCTCCAGCAGTGGAACCAGTTCAACACGGACAGAAATTACCAGCTGGAGAAGGAGAACGCCGATCGGCAGTATCAATTGCAGCTGGAGCAGTTCCGGTGGCAGCAGGAGCAGGCGGCACAGGCGGCTGCGGCGGCAAAGAGCAGCGGCAGCGGGAGTTCCAGCGGCAAGAGTAACGGAAAGAGCAGCAATACCACTTCGGGAAGCTATAACTTCGGCGAGTTGATGGATGCGTTTGCTTCCGGTATGTCGAAAGCACAGGTGGAAGCTGTTTTGAGAAGCCGCGGTGTTGACGTTACCAAGGATACCGTTCAGGCAGATATCCGGAAAGCGCTGAGTAAGTAAGGAGGAAACGCCCATGTCTATGATGGATGAATACAAGGCGCTGCAAAAAAACAAGAAAAAATCCATTCTGGAGGAGCATATCGAGAAAAACGGCGCTTCCGGCTTGAACGAGGCATATGTGCAGTATGCCACGTCGCCGGACAGAGCCGAGATCGACGCACAGAACAGGGCGGCGCGGACGGTTTCCACCCCCGCCGCCCCGTCCGCCGAGACGCCGAAGAAAACGGGACGGCGGGTCATGTCTCCCGGCGGTACGTTTCTGGGGGGATTCTCCTTTGCGGGGGATCGGCAGAAAACCGCCAAGGAGCTGGCGGATGAGCAGGCCCAGCAGGAGGCGTATGTCAAGGAGTACCGGCGGCTGGCGGGGCTTGATCTGGACGACTACCGCACAAAGGTGGAGCAGGCCGGGAAAAAGGCGCAGGAGAGCAAGGAGCCTTATAATATTCACGCTTTTGGCGCTTACAATCCCCAAAAGTCGGAGGCAGAGCGTACTTACGCCGCGATGAAGGCCGACCTGAACAAAGCCGAGAGTATCCAGTATGATATCAAGGGCCGCGATGCGCTGGACAATCTGACGAAGGATCAGACCACCGCGCTGGAAGTGCTGGCAAGCACAGAGGGTGTTCCGGCCGCCGCGGCGCAGGCTGACTATGACCGAAAGGTTGCTGCGCGGGAGACACTGTTGGCGTCCGGTCTCTCGGAAGACGAGCTTTCCCAGCTGGTGAACTATCAGCGCAATATTCCCAAGCGGGAGAAGAATGCGGAGCGGTACGCCAAGGTACAGGAGATGGCGCGGAATGAGGGCGAGAAGTCGCCTATTGGCGGCACGCTGCTGTCCGTCCCTGCCAACCTTCTGAGCGGCATCGGCACGGTATACACGGCGATGGAAAAGCTTCGGAATCCCGATACCCCGGCGGACTACCATTCCCCGGCCATGCTGCCCTATGCCTACGCCAGCGGTGTGCGGGGCGAGGTGACGAAAAACCTCCAGTATGACCACGGCGACGTGGCGGCGTTTGCGTATGGCGTGGGTACGTCTATGCTGGACAGCGCAGCCACGGTGGCACTGGCGGCGCTGGGCGTTCCGCCTGCGGCGGCTTCGGCCACGCTGGGCGGCGCGGCGGCCACCGACGCGATGGTGGCCGCAAAGGAGCGGGGACTGGACGATGGCCACGCTATTGTCACCGGTGTGGCGGCGGGCGTGATGGAAAGCTTCTTTGAGAAGGTAAGTCTGGAAAGCCTGATCCACATGAAGCTGCCCACGGGCACGGCAAAGCAGAAGCTGGCCGGAATGCTGAAAAATGCCGCCATTCAGGGTGGTATCGAGGGAAGCGAGGAGATGTTCACCGACCTTGCCAATTTGTGGTGGGATAAGGTGATCAACGGCGGTATGGCCGACGTGGAGCAGAGGATCGCCGTATATATGGCGGGCGGCATGAGCTATCAGGAAGCACAGCAGAAGGTCGTGGGCGAGACGATCAAGGACATTGCGCTGGACTTCGGCGCCGGTGCGCTGGCCGGTGGCATTATGGGCGGCGGCAACATGGCCGTTCAGACCGCCGCGCAGGGCCGGTATCAGGACGCCATGCAGCAGGTACGGCAGCAGTCCGGTGTGACCGGGGCTTATCAGGCAAGCGAGGATGGCCGCACCACCTACCATGACACCGATACACAGATCCGTTCTGTGGTAAAGGACGGCAAGGTGCAGCTGGAGAGCGGTGAGACGGTAGACCCCAAGGACGTGCGCTTCAAGGATCAGCAGACCGCCGACCTCTACGAAGGTGCTATCAACACAGCGGAGAACGCCGGGGCGGCGCAGGTGTTTGTGGATTCCTACACCGGCGGCGACGTGAGCCGGTATCTGCTGGGAATGCGGCAGGCGTATGAAGCAGGTCGGGCTGGCATCCCCGTGGAAGAAATGACGCGAGGGACATTTGCCGACGATCTGAGCGAGGCGCAGCGCAGCGCCGCCTATGAACAGGGACGGTTGGCAACGGAAGCAGAGTTTCCCACCATGGGCGACATGGGTCTGGGAGAATCTGGCAGCGCGGCATGGGCCAAAGCAGAGAAGATCAACACCACACTGAGCAAGGGCAAGGTACAGGCTGGCTTTACGGCGCTGTATCAGGCGGGCCTGCGGCGGGAATCTGCTGCCAACGTGAAGAACGCGGCGGCCAGCGCACTGCCCCAGAGCGTACAGACGGCGGCCTATGAGGCGGGTCTTTCCGACGCGGCGGCCAGTCTTGCCCGTGAAAAGGCGGGGCTGGACTTCGTGAGCAGCGCGGGCAGCGAAAGCGGCCTTGTGGATAACGAACATTCCCGGAAGATGGCCAAGGAGCAGGCCGGTACGGCGGCGCTGCTGAACACGCTGGGCAAGAATCTGGGCGTGCGTATCGAGATGGTGGACACGATCTCCGGCGGCAAGGCCAACGGCGTGTACATCGGAGGTAAGAACCTCATTCAGATCGCCGCCGACGCGGACAACGCCTTCGGCTTTGTGGCGGCCCACGAGGTGACGCACCGCATGCAGGAGCTGGCGCCGGAGGAGTATCGCGCCTACCGTGACCATGCCATGAGTTACCGCGCACGGGAATCCGGCGAGGAGGGCGCGGCGGCGTATGTGGTGGCGTATATGGCCAAGGCCGAGGAAGCGGGCGTGAAGCTGACGCAGGAGGAGGCCATGGACGAGATCGCCGCCGACTTCACCCGCGACATGATGGAAAACGGCAATCTATTTGAGGACTTCGCCAAGGAGAACCGCAGCGGGGCCCGAAAGCTGCTGGACGCCCTGAAAGCCTTTATCGCAAAGGTGAAGTCTCTGTTCCGCAGCAAGACGGCGCAGGACAGGGCCGCACAGGATGCCTACGGCAAGAGCATGGCCGAACTGGAGCAGTGCGCGGCATTGTGGCAGAAAGCCTATGACGCGGCGGGAAAACGTGCTATAATGGTTACAAGCAGAACGACAAAGGAGGACGCATTACATGAACGAGAAGGACGAGCTGACCAGGAAGCTTATGGACGCGGCAAAGGAGAAGGGCGTACAGGCGGACGAGGAGACGATCAAAACGTTCGCGGAAGATTTTCTATTGCTGCTGGACGATACGGAGAAGGAGACACAGCCTTTGGAGAAAAACCGTACCGTACATGGGTAAACGGCGGCCTCATTGTTCCGAAAGAGGGCAGCGTTGCCTATGAGGAACAGAAAATAGCGGTAGATTACAAAGTGCCCAGTTTTGTGGTATCAGATGCCGTGTGGGACAAAAACAGAGGACAGGGTGCGGCCCCTGCATTTTCAGTGCGTGGGCAGGTGTATTTCCGCGAGACGATGCCGGAGCAGAATCGCGGGATGCTTGCTGCGCATGAGATCACTCATGTCATGCGGCAGGTGAATTTCGCACCGTATATGGATTTTGTTGAGCGCACACCGGAGATGCTCAATATGAGCGACACTGTGACCCGTATTCTGCTGGATCATGTGGCGGCCCATCAGGGAACGACTGTTGAAACGGCAGACCCCAGGCGGCTGTACGACGAGTTCAACGCTACCATATACGGACACATTGCGGCTGGAAAGACGGAGTTGTTTACCAGCGGCGTAGGCACAGGAGTATTTCACGATTTCGCGGCCTACACAAATGAGCTGCGCGAGCTGCATGAAGCATTTAAGAACAGGGCGCAGAAAGCAAAAACCGCCGCCCGCGAGGGCGACGGTGAGGGACGGTATCAGATCAAGAACATCGATGGACGGCTTATAACCGTTATCGACACCCAGAATGATACGCGGGACTTTAAGGCAGCAGAGGCATATTTGAAAACGCTGGTAAACACAGACCATCCGTTTTCCACGATTCTGATGGACGCGCAGCCTGTATATGTCGGCAAGGATTTGCCGGGAGAATATCGCAGTTCGGAATATACAAAAAGTATGCTCTCGAAATTGCGTGATGTGAAAATGCAGGCGGCCACTAATCTGGACGAGATGCTATTGCTGGCCGAAAACGGTGAGTGGCGGGAAAATGTAAAGCCGAAGCATGCCAAGGACGCACGGAACGGCTGGTATCGGTATGATACAGAATTTGCTATTCCAATCCTGAACGCAAAAAAAGCCGTAGACCACTATACAGTCTACGGCGGAACGCTGCTGATCCGCAATGATGCGGATGGGAAATCTTATCTATATGATTTGCTGGATGTGCAAAAAAAGAAGGTAATCAGCGCAGCCTCCTTCTCTGCGGAAACGCATTCGGAGGTATTACCGCCAAAACCTTCTACTGATAGTATATCCACTTCTGGCGAAAAAGTCAACGGAAAATTTCAGCTGAAATCCGCCACGGAGCTGGAGCAGGAAGTGCGGGAGCTGAAGAAGGAGCGGCGGGCGCTGGAAAACCGGAACAAGGTGCTCACTGAGCGCGTGGCCAAGTGGCGCGGGGAGATGCGGCGCACCGAGACGCCCAGCGTGCGCCCCGGCGACGTGAAGAAGCTGGGGCGGCAGTTCCTCTCCGACTACGGCCGCCGCAGGGATATCCGCATGAGCGAGGTTGACACACAGGCGGTTGAATGGCTATGGAAGCCCTATATCCCCTTTGGAAAGGTTACGATAGTACAGGGCAACCCCGGTGAGGGAAAGACCACCTTTGCGCTGCGCCTTGCCGCCGCCTGCACCACCGGGCGCGAGCTTCCCACAGGACAGCCCTTGCCCCCGTTCAATGTGATTTACCAGACCGCCGAGGACGGTTTGGGAGATACCGTCAAGCCCCGCCTTATCGAAGCCGCCGCCGACCTTGACCGGGTACTTGTCATTGACGAAGCCAAGCGCGAGCTATCCCTATCCGATGAACGCATTGAGAAAGCCATCATGCAGACCGGGGCGCGGCTGATTATTCTTGACCCCATAGGGGCGCTTGTAGACTGTCAGATGGCCGCTGTGGTTGTAGGCAATGCCGGTGGCGTCCGTACCGCGATCTTCACTGGCGATGGCCAACGCGGAGACAAGACGCTTCTTCTGCGCGGCGGTCAGGCTATGGCCGTAGTCGCAAATTCCAAACAAGCAGCACATCAGACTTCCCCCTCCCCTTCCACAGGCTCATTGATGTAGAGATTGCGCTCCTTCAGGTACTGCACCAGCTCCGGCTCTTTGACGGTGCTGACAAAGCTGCTCCAGGACAGGTCGTGCAGCTCATCGTCGGACAGATAAATTGCCACATCGCAGATGTGATCGACCATCTGCAATGTGGCAAGAAGCGTGTTCAGTTTCAATGTACCCCGGAACATGCGGAACTCGATGGTATCACCGTTGGTCAGATTCACGCAGGTATAACGGCTTCCAGAGCCCTTTTTGACATGCTCCAGCATCTCATGGGGCTGGTCACGATAGCCATAGCGAGCCGCCCACTGATCCATCTGGCGCTGCGTCCGGCGAGAAAACCGCAGCAGCTCCCGCCAGTGACACTCCACAAAGAACAGCACACACGCAATGGCGCTGTCCTGGGCATCATAGGTATCCCCGAAGGCTTTGCGGGACACATGGACGTGCAGGCCGCAGGTGCCTGCCTGGTGAGAGAGATAACCCTGCGCAACGGCCTCGTGCAGCACCTCATCCCAGGGCATTTCGTGGAGCTGGTACTCCAGCGACATGGGGTGCGTGACAATCTCAAAGCCGTCGTCCAGACTGCCATCGTGTTTGCAGCAAGCAAAAGAGTGCTTCTGGTTGGCGATGTTCAGCAGTGCCAAGGCAGTCTCGTTGTCCTCACCAGCGCCGTCGATCTCCAGCTCGACACCGAAGAAGCGGGGCCCGGTGCCATAGAAGATGGGACGGGGCTTGAAATAGTAATCATGGATAGCGCTGTTTTCAATGTCGGAGCAGCAGTCACTGCAATAGGGATCGTCATTGTCGTAAGGATACCAGCAGCTATCAAGGGAAATAAGGCTGCCGCAGCGGGTGCAGCGGGTGTAATTGCGGTCGCAGCAGTCGGGACAGATCGGGTCTCCGTGGTCGTTGGTCAGGCATTCACGCTGCCAGAACCGGGTGCCGCAGTCGACGCAGACCTCGGTCATTTCCTCCAGACAGTCCGGGCAAAGCAGGCGGTCATGGAACTCGATCAGGTTGTCGGCGGTACAGCCGCAGCGGGAGCATGTGCGAATAGGTGTGGTCATAGCGAAATTCCTCCAAGATATAGAAATAGGCCCCCGGGAATTACCCGGAGGCCTTCATCAATATAGTATATATTCGGAGGATAGGGGAGAATCGGAAGCACAGTTGTTGTGCTCAGATAGAGCCTTCAGACCGCAATGCCGTTCTTGTGTGCTGCGCTGAGAAAATCGTTTCCTGAATCATCTGTTCACAGCGCTTACGGCTGGAGGGGAACAAACTCGACCTTGAGTGCCATGCCCATACCGGCAGCCAGACGCTTGAGGGTACGCAGCGACGGGTTTGCCGTTCCGCTCTCCAATCGACTAATGTCCGCCTGATTGATGCCGGTGGCCTCTGCCAGTTGCTTCTGCGTCATATTCCGTTCCTCACGTCCCTCGGCGATGGCCCGCATGATCTGGCGTTCCGGCTCCTGTGCGTTCCATTCCGCGAGAAACGCGGGATCATTCATCCGCTCGTTCAGCGTATCACGAAAATTCTTTCCCATAGCGTCATGCCTCCTTGCTTTCATAATCCGCACGATACCGCTTTGCCCGCTCTATCTCGCGGGGCGGCGTTTTCGCGGTTTTCTTGATAAATCCATTGGTCAGAATGACTCGTTTGCCTACCACAAAGAAATACAGCACCCGGCTGATGTCGGAGCCCTGTTTTGCCCTGACTTCAAAGATACCGTCACCCAACGGCTTGGAAAACGGTTCCCGCAGCGCGGGGCCTTTTAGCTCCAACAATTCAAGGGCGGCGAAAATCTTTGCCTGCATTTTATTGTCCTGTGACAAAATAAATTCCTCGGCAGGCCGTGAGCCATCCGCTTTTTCGTAGTATTCCACTACGTAATCCAT